CACGATCGGCTTGGTCAGCAACCCCGTGATACCGGGCACCGCCTCGCTCACGTTACCTGTGGGTACGACTGCGCAGCGCGACGGGGGTGCTAATGGAGAAGTTCGCTTTAATAGCGATTTAGTCGCTTACGAAGGTTTTGCGGCGGGTGCGTGGCGTCAGTTCTCATTATCTGGTGGGGTCTTCACGTTCAGCGCAGGTTCAACGGGCTTTGCACCAAGCTCGCCCACGGCGGGTGTGGTCACGCTCAGTGGTATCTTAAACAGCACGAGCGGTGGCACAGGCGCATCTGCGCTGACGGGTTACTTGTATGGCAATGGTGCGTCGCCTGCGACTGCGTCGACCACAATCCCGACGACAAACCTGTCGGGTACGATTAGCAACGCGCAGTTAGCGAATAGCTCAATCACGATTAACGGCTCAGCGATTAGCCTTGGTGGTTCAACCTCGGTTGGAACGGTCACAGCAGTCACAGGTACAGCGCCAGTTGTCTCAAGCGGCGGCACAACACCTGCTATTTCAATGGCTGCGGCAAACACTACAACGAATGGCTACTTGACTAGCACGGATTGGAACACTTTTAACGGTAAAGGCTCGGGATCGGTTACTTCTGTTAGCTTCACTGGCGGTTTAATCAGTGTTGCAACAGCAACCACTACGCCAACGTTGACGGTTGCTGGCACTTCAGGCGGTCTTGTCTATTTCTCAAGCGCATCGACTTGGGCAAGCTCAGCAGTTTTAGCAGCAAATGCATTGATAATTGGGGGCGGAGCAGGAGTTGCACCCTCTACTATTACAACGGGCACAGGTGTAGTGACCGCGCTAGGCGTGAATACAGGCTCAGCGGGCGCTTTTGTGGTCAACGGCGGCGCTTTGGGTACACCGAGCAGCGGCACAGTCACGAACCTAACAGGCACGGCCTCGATCAACATTAACGGCACTGTAGGCGCCACCACGGCGAACACGGGTGCTTTTACAACGTTATCGGCATCGTCAACGGTAAGCGGTACCGGTTTTAGTACTTATCTCGCATCACCCCCTGCAATTGGCGGCACGGCTGCGGCAGCGGGAACATTCACTACCCTGACCAATACGGGTACAGCGTACTTAGGTGGTGCAAGTAGCAACCAGTCGTTGCAAGTCAATAACGTGGCGAGTGCGGTTAACTATGCTCAGATTGTGGGTGCAATTGCAACCGCAGCCCCGACTATTTCGGCGCAGGGTAGCGATGCAAACATCGGTTTAGTGCTAAACAGCAAAGGCACAGGCGTTGTTGCGTTGGGTGGTAGTACGGTTGCTAATAGTGGCTTTGTTGTTGCGCCTGTAGCATCATCAGTTAATTGGTTACAAGTTCAAGGCAGCATAACTACAAACTCACCAATTATTAGTGCATTGGGTACAGACGCAAATATTGCCATAGCCCTTCGTGCAAAAGGTTTGTACAACACAACTGTACAAAGCTCTGCGGGCGCAAACATTCACGACTTTTCGCCTGTTGCAAGCTCGGTCAACTTTTTACGTTCAACGGCTGCTATTGCTACAGGCGCGCCCGCTCTTTCAGCACAAGGTTCAGACACAAACATTAACCTCAACCTCACGCCAAAAGGCACGGGCGTTGTTTACACTGCATCATCTGTAACCGCTATAGGCGGAATTTTTGGCGGATCATTCTAGGAAATAAATCATGGCACAAAGCGGCTATACACCAATTCTTCTGTACGGAAGCAACACCGCATCTAGCGTACCTTCTGCGTCTAATTTGACAAGTAGTACGTCGGGTGTTGAGTTGGCGTTGAACTATACAGATGGCAAGCTGTACTACAAAGACAATAGTGGCGTGGTTCAATTGCTTGCATCAAAAGCCGCAGCAGCGGGCGTGCTCTCGTTCTCAGCAGGCTCAACAGGACTCACGCCGAGTACTGCGACTTCGGGCGCTGTCACGCTCGCAGGTACGCTAGGCATCTCTAACGGCGGCACAGGCATCACATCTTTCGGCACAGGCGTGCAGACTGCGCTTGGCGTAAACGTCGGCACAGCGGGTTCGTTCTTAGTCAACGGCGGCGTGCTCGGTACGCCCTCAAGCGGTACGGTCACCAATCTGACGGGTACTGCTTCAATTAACATTAACGGCACGGTTGGGGCTACGACACCTAGCACGGGCGTGTTTACTACGCTGACAGACTCAGGCTTAACTTCAGGTAGAGTGACCTACGCAGGTACAGGCGGCTTGCTGCAAGACTCAGCAAACCTGACTTTTGATGGCACAAATTTTACTGTCAACGGCACTGTTTATTTAGGCGGCACATCAACTACTCAATCCCTGCGTGTCACGCCTGTTGCTAGTGCGGTGAATTATTGGAATTTCTACGGTAGTACGACAGGCAACTCTATTGCAATGTACGCTTTAGGATCAGACGCAAACATTGGCGTTAGTTACCTAACAAAAGGTACTGGGTATCATTTTTTTTATAGTAATAGCGCACCGCAATTTGCAATTGCAAATACAACCTCAGCAGTTAATTACTTGCAAATACAAGGATCAACAGCTGGTGGTGGGCCTGTTCTTTCGGCGCAGGGTACTGATACTAATATTACTTCTGTATATCTATCCAAAAATACAGGAAGCCATTATTTTGCTACTGGTGGCGGTCAGCAATTCAACATCGCCCACACAGCCTCTGCTGTTAACTACTTGCAAGTGACGGGTAATGTTACGGCTGGCGCTCCAACACTCTCAGCAGCAGGTTCTGATGCAAACGTAAGTTTAGCTATCAATGCTAAAGCAATAGGGACAATCAATTTTGGCAATGCTGCGGGATTAGCCTTTCGTGTAAGAAATGATTTAAACAGTGCAAACTATTTTGATGTATTTGGAAGTGGCACGGGGTCTGGACCGATTCTTCGGGCTGAGGGTTCTGATGCAAACATCTTGCTTTCGATTGCAAGCAAGGGTACATCTCCTCTTATTTTTCAAACCAACCAAGGCACAGAACAATTCCGCATCTCCCACACAGCCTCAGCAGTTGATTACATACAAGTACAAGGAAGCGCAAGCGGTTTTCCTTTGTTATCGGCACAAGGTGCTAGTGCAAACTCAACGATTGTTTACGCTGCAAAAGGTACGGGCGGGCATAACTTTGTCACTAACGCATCTTTTAATAATCAATTTGCCATATCAAACACAGCCTCAGCAGTTAACTATCTGACGGCGACGGGCGCACCAACTACGGGTCCTGTATCTTTAACTGCCCAAGGTTCTGACACAAACATCAATTTGTATCTTGCTGGTAAAGGCACAGGCGTATTACAGTTTGGAACATACACGGCAGGCACAGTTGTGCAAGCTGGATACATCACCATTTCAGACGCAGCAGGCAACACCCGTAGACTTTTAGTTGGTTAATCACAAGGAGCTTTAAATTGAACGAACAAGCAATCCCCCTGAGCCTAGCGCCCGAAGAAATTAACTTCATTCAGCAAGTTCTCGGTGAGCTTCCATCGAAGTCAGGAGCATTTATGCTTATGCAGAAGATCAAGCAACAAGCTGACGCTGCTGCAATCACGCAAGCCCCCGTAACCCCAATCCCACAGGTGCAACTATGAACTGGATTATCAACTCTCTGTCAGTAATGAATCAGCCTGAACCACAAACGGCTGTCATGTCTAACTTCACGATTAACGACACACAGGGCGGCTTGACAGGCTCGGTGACGTACTCGGTTAACTTGCTGCCCGCTGATAGCAAAAACTTCACACCCTACGCTGACATTACTCAAGCACAGGCTATTCAGTGGACACAGGACGCATTAGGCGCAGAGCGTGTGGCAAATATGGAAGCCGAAGTGCAAAAACAGATTGACGCACAAAAGATTCCTACGCCACAACCAGCACCGTTGCCTTGGGTTCCTGCTGAAGAAGTTGCACCTGTTGCACCACCTGCGCCTGACATGTCAGCACCGTCTGCATGATCTGGTTAATACTCGCTACGCTTGTCACAGTGGTCGGATTCTTTTTCTGGCTCTGTGCGGGCGTTGATGAACAGATGAAAGGATATTGAAATGGAAAGCCTTAACTTATCAGTCACGCTAGTCAATGCCATCCTCGGCTACTTAGGCAACAAGCCCTACGCGGAGGTTGCGAGTTTAATTAACCAAATTCAAGAGCAAGCAGCTCAAGCGCAAGCCCCTGCTGAACAATCCAAGGAGTAAGTCATGCAATTTTTAAAAGAAATCCGTGAGCATCTCGCTAACTTTGAGACTGAAGCGTCTGAGGAAATCCATCGCTTTATTGATTGGTTGCACACTAAGTACGTTGAGCCTAGCGCTCCAATCGTTGCCCCACCGAGCACAAACTATGTTCAAAGTGTTGCTTCATTCACTCCTGCGCTTGATGCTGCCCCTGCTGCTGATCCCGCTCCTGTTGCTGAGCCTACCGCTAGTGTGGGTGATGCTTCTGTTCAAGACGCTGCCGTAAAGGAGTAAGCCATGGATTGGCAGAACGTTATCAACTTGGTATTTGGTGTGGCTCTGCCTGTAGCAGGTTGGTTGTTTCGCCAATTGTGGGATGCTGTCCAAAAACTAAAAGATGACATTAAAAAGATTGAAATTGATTTGCCAAGCAATTACGTTAAGAAAGCAGACATGGAATCTCAATACAACAAGATTGAAGCCATGCTTGAGAAGATATTTGATAAGTTAGATCAAAAGGTTGATAAATGATCTTCAAGCACCTGCTCACAGGCAAAGACAACCAAACCTACGATATAGCGCGTGTGGCTTGGATGGTGAGCCTTGGTGCGATTTTGTTCGCAGCTGGCTATCAAGTTATCACGCATGGCGCTGTGAGTCTCAGAGAGCTTGCTGAGAGTCTTGGCATTGTGTCAGGCGCGGGCGGTGCAAGCATATGGGCTAAAAAAGATGCGGAGCCACAATAATGTTTCCTAGTGTTTTATGGATGAAGATCGTTGCGGCTCTAGCGTTATGCGCTGCGATGTACTTTATGGGTTGGAATCACGAGCATAAAAAGTTCGTTAAATTTCAAGCAGAGGTTGCTGCACTTGGTAAGGCTCAAGAACAAATTAACGCACAAAAGGTGAAAGAACATGAAACTGTCTCTACAGCAATTAAAGACGAGTACGAAGGTAAGCTTGCTGCTGTGCATAATTATTATGCTCAGCGCGTGCAGCAGCCCAGTCCCAGTAGCAGTAACGTGCCCGCCGTTTCCAAGCCCGCCCAATGTGCTAATGTCCCAGCCCCCGACGCAGGACTTGCTCGACGCTGCGCTCAAACTACCCTCCAGTTAACCGAATTGCAGAAGTGGGTTAGGAGTGTGACTCAATAATGGTAACGGCTAAAAAATCTGTAATTAAAAAACGAGCGCCAGTTAAACGTGTTGCAAAGCCTGCACCCGCTAAAAACCAAGACTTTACCGACAAAGTCATTGATCTTATCAAGTGGGTGGATAGCCCGTTCAAGCTGATCTCGGTGGTGCTGATTGCGTTTGTTGCATTTGCAGGCTACTTTGCTTGGGATTCACGGCAGGTCATCCTTGGTGCAATTAGCAGCAAAAAGACAGAGCTAAAAGAACCGTTATTGGTTGAGGCTATTGCTAAGTCTTTGATTTATGACCTAAGCGCGGATATTGTGATTGTGAATTCTGTCAATCTGCAAGCAAATAGCCGCACAACTATCTTAGCAATGAGCAATCAGGGGCGAGAGAAGTCGCTTGAGGGCGCAATTAACGCTTTGTTTACTAGCACGCCTGAACACAACAAAGCTGTCATCACGATGTTTCAGGGCGAGGTGGCTTGTGAGCCGTTTGAACCAAGCTCAAAGCTCGGTGAATACGCCGTTAAACATGGCGTGACGTATATGTGCCGTGGCTCTGTACCGCCCGAACAAGGCAGGTTTGTAGGCTACATTGCGGTGGGCTTTAAGTTGCCACCCAAAGATATTTCACAAACAAAGACTCGCATTAACTTAGCAAGCACGGAGATGAGTAAATGAATAGTAATTGGCAAAAATCATTTGAGTTGATGCTTAAATCAGAAGGCGGTTATGTGAACAACCCCGCCGACCCCGGCGGCATGACCAATCTTGGCGTGACCAAAGCCACTTGGGAGAACTGGGTAGGGCGTGCGTCCGACGAGGCTGAGATGCGTAACTTGACGCCTGAGAAGGTTGAGCCTCTGTACAAGAAGAAGTTTTGGGATGCGTGCAAATGCGATGAGCTGCCCTCAGGTATTGACTACTTGGTGTTTGATTTCGCTGTCAACGCTGGCGTAGGTCGCTCAGCCAAGGTGCTGCAAACCGCTGTGGGCGCAAACCCTGATGGGGGGATCGGTCCGATGACTCTTGCGGCAGTCAGTAATTTTGACGCAGCAGACCTTGTTGAGCGTTTTAGCCAAGCCAAAGAAGACTTTTACCGCAGCCTACCAACGTTCGATACGTTCGGTAAAGGCTGGCTTAACCGCGTCGCAGACGTTAAAGTCAAGGCAAACACCATGCTTGGGTAAATTGGTGTTTTAAATTAGTAAGATAGAGGTTAAAATGTCAAATCAAGCGCTTTGTGATAAAACGCACTCAAATTTACTTTTGTGGGTAGCGCTATGACCGCGAGCTTTGTTCTAACCTATGACAGCTTGATCTCAACGATTGAGCAATATCTTGAGCGTCGCGACGCCGCCGTTGTTGACCAAATCCCCACGTTTATCACACTGGCTGAGTTTGAGATTGCTCAGCAGATTAAAACACTCGGCCAGATCGAGGTTGCTCAGGGCGTCATGGAGGTCGGTAATCCGATCATCCAAAAGCCCTCCCGTTGGCGCAAGACCGTGTCGATGTCAGTCACCTCAGGCGGCGAGAAGACGCCAGTCTTCCTGCGCAAGTATGAGTACTTGACCAACTATAACGCAGAAAGCCCACAGGGTTTACCTCTATATTACGGCGATTATGACTACGATAACTGGTTTGTGGCGCCGATTCCTGACCAATCGTACACCTTTGAGGTGCTTGTCTATCAGCGCCTGCAGCCGCTGTCGTCCACGAATCAGACTAATTGGATCACAAACAACGCCCCCAATGCGATGCTCTTTGGTGCGCTGCTTCAGGCTGTGATCTACTTAAAAGACGATGCGCGTCAGATATTCCAACAGAAGTACGACATGGCGATGCAGGCGCTCAAAGCCGAGGACGTGACCCGCGTGGGTGATCGTTCAGCCATAGCCGTGGACTCTTAGAGGTAACTATGTCAAATTCATACGTCAATCCGATTACGGGACAGACCATCAGCCCATCACAGGTGGGTTACGAGTCGCTCACGATCTCTACAAACACGGTGCTTGACTGGCCAATTAACGGCACGACCAACACAAACGTTGTTGCTGCGATCATTCAAGTCATTGCGACCACGACGAGCTTAAAGCTCCTGATGCCCTCTGCGCTGCAAGTGAGCACGGGTCAGAGCGTACTGATTCAGAACGTTGGCTCAAACCCCTTTACCGTCACAGATATCTCAGGCAACACGATCATATCTATTGCCTCGGGCGTTGCGCAGTACATTTTCTTAACGAACAACACTACAAATAACGGCACTTGGTCAACGGTCACCTTTGGCGCGGGCACGTCCTCTGCGAATGCCTCAGCGCTCGCAGGCTACGGTCTGTACGCAATCGACACGACGCTCAATCAAGAGTACCTTGAAAGCACAGTCTATTCGACCACAACACTAAACAGCACCTACCGCGCTCAGTTTTTGGTCTGGGCGGGCGGCGTGGGTACGATCACGCTACCTAGCGCAAACACAGTGGGTAACGGTTGGTTCATCATGGTGCGCAACGGCGGCTCAGGGCTTCTGACGCTTGCCCCGAGCGGCACCGACACGATTGATACTAATGCGTTCCAACAGCTTCAGCTCACGGAGTCATTGGTTGTCGTATCTAACGGCATCAACGGCTACTCTACGTTCGCTTACGGGCGCTCAAACACGTTTGCTTACACCCAACTAGCTAAGACTGTCACGGGTGGCACGACGACCCTCACAGCGGTTGAGTACGCCAACGTCGTGCAAGAATACTTTGGCGCACTGACCTCAAACCAAATTGTTATCCTGCCCTCTACGGTGCAGATTTACTACCTGAACAACCAAACAACGGGTTCGTACCTTCTGACGTTTAAAACAGCGGCCTCGGGCGCGGCAACAGCAACCGTGCCACAGGGTCAGACGTTGACCGTTATCTGTGACGGCACGAACGTCTTTAACTCAAGCTCTGCATCGGGTGGCGTGGTGACTTCGCTCACCATTAACCCCGGCTCAGCGGCGGCGCCATCGCTTAACTTTGCGGGTAACGTCACGACGGGTATGTATCAACCCGCGACGAATCAGATCGGCTTTGCTCTCGGCGGCTCTAACCAAGCAACGCTGACGGCAAGCGGTTTCCTGATTCCTGTCGGTATCTCTGGCGGGACATTCTAGAATGACAGCCAAAGTCATATCGCTCAACATTAAGCCGGGCATCCAACGCGACGGCACACAGTTTGATGCGCCTGTGTATGTGGATGGAAAGTGGGTGCGCTTTCAGCGCGGTCGCCCACGCAAGATTGGCGGATTTAAGGGCATCTTTCAAAACGCTGCGGGCATTAGCCGTGGCATGATTTTGAACTCAGCAAATGGCTTGAACTATGTCTACTCGGGCTACAGCGATGGTCTGCAAGAGTGGCAAACGGATGATGACGACGGCGTGGGTTCGGGACCGACCAACATTGCGCTGAGCGACTTTACTGCTGACGCAAACAACTTGTGGCAAATGGATATTGGTTTTGACTCGAGCGGCTCGGGCAATCAGACGATCGTGGCGCATCCGGGGCTTAACCTCGCGCACATTGATAACACACTGAATACGCCTGTATTGGTGGGTGACTTCCCCGGCGGGGCGATGAGCCAAGTGGGTGTGTTCACGGCTGTGGGCACGATGGTGATCGGTCCGCCCAGCGTATTCACGATCGCATCAATCAATTACTTAATCGCCGTAGGTCAGACTGTCACAGGCACAGGCGTGCCCGCAAACACGACAGTCACAGTAGTTGTGGTCGGCTCAAGCACAACGACCGTCACGCTCTCAAACACGGTGTCTACTGCAGGCGCTCTGACATTGACGTTTAATAACAACATCAGCGTCTCGGGCGGGGTCGTGATGCTGCATCCGTACATGTTTGTATACGGCAATAATGGCTTGATTAAGAACTGCTCAGCGGGCAACTTTCAAGACTGGGTGTCGGCTGATTCTAATGAGAACACAGTCTCGGCAGGGAAAATCGTCAAGGGTTTGCCGGTCAGGGGCGGTACGACTTCTCCTTCAGGGCTTTTTTGGTCGCTTGACTCGCTCATTCGCGTAAGCTACGCGCCCACAACGGTTGGCACGAGCACGATTTATTGGCGTTATGACATCGTGACGAGCCAGAGCTCAATCTTGTCATCGTCAAGCGTTATTGAGTACGATGGCATCTTTTACTGGTGTGGCGTAGATCGTTTTTTAGCGTACAACGGCGTCGTGCAAGAAATTAAAAACACGATGTGCATGAATTACTTTTTTGATAACCTGAATTACGACCAGCGTCAAAAAGTATGGGCAACAAAAATCCCTCGTTGGGGCGAGATTTGGTGGTTCTACCCAAAAGGCGATGCAACAGAATGCACGGATGCAATTATTTACAATGTGCGCGATCAAGTCTGGTACGACGCGGGCGAAGCTCGTGGCGCTAATCGTTCAGCGGGCACGTTCTCCGAGGTGTTCCGCAAGCCAATCTGGGCAGGCACCGAGACTAATAGCTCGGGTACATACACCCTTTGGCAGCATGAGTCGGGCACTGACCTCGTGAATTTAAGCCAACAAAGCGCAATTCAGAGCTACATTGAGACCAACAGTCTAGGTTGGGTGAATGGTGGTCCGAACCAAAACGATCCCGTGGGCATGAACAATTGGATCCGGCTCGAGCGGGTTGAGCCTGACTTTGTGCAATCAGGCGACATGAATTTATATGTGACGGGTAAGGGCTACGCAAATGACGAGGACGTGACTACCGGACCGTATGTGTTCTCGCCCACTACGCTCAAGATTGATATGCGTGAGCAGCGTCGCGAGATGCGCCTGCGCTTTGAGAGCAACGTCGTCAATGGCAACTATGAGTGTGGCTTGAATCTGCTCTCAGCAGACGTTGGCGATATGCGCAGCACAGGAAATCCGTAATGTTGACGTACGATCCTCGCGGTCAGACATGGGATTCATGGTGTGCGCTCATGGCTGAGCTGTTTGCGCCGCAACAATTGGGCACGTTGCCTGAGGATAGATGGCGCGAGTGGGCTGACGGCATGGCGGGGATTGGTTACTTTATGAACTCAAACGTTCCTGACACACGCACCTTTGACAACTGGCAAGATTGGGCGGCGTCCCTCGTCGGTATTATGAGCATAGAGCCATGAAATACGCATTAGACAGGATGTTGCCGCTTAACGCCTTTCAAGGGCGTGGTACACCTGTTGGTGGTCGTAGCCTGCGGCTATGGGGCTATGACGATTATGGTAATTGGATTGCCACTGGCGATGAGGTTTCTGATCCTCGTCTAGGTGCAGTTGTGCCTGACGGGCAAGGCGGTTGGACTGCTGCCGCTGCTGCACCCGCACCTGCTCCAGAACCAGCGGCTGCACCCGCTCCAGAACCCGCCCCCGCTCCAGCCCCAGAACCTGCTCCCGCACCTTTAGCGGCTGCACCTGCTGCGACGGACTGGACTCAA